TTGAAGTATCTCGTAAAAAAGCTCGATGCGGAGCAGGAGATACTTTCTACAGATCTTGGCCTAGGTAGGGCTAAGGACCACGGCGAGTACAAATATACCTGCGGAGTTATCCGTGGGTTGATGATCGCTAACAACATTATCAGTGAAACATCAGACCGTATGGAGGAGTTAGATGAGTGAAATACTTATCGGTACAAACCCCGATAACCCGCGAGTAGTAGGTTCAGCGAATTTGGGTGCAGCCGCAGAACGAAAAGCAAAGCAACTACCACAGCCTTCTGGATACCGCATATTATGTGCTATTCCTGAGATTGATGAAAAGTATGAAAGTGGAATCCTCAAGTCAGACCTTTCTAGACAACACGAGGAAATACTTACTACTGTTCTGTTTGTTGTAAAGTTGGGACCGGATTGTTATAAAGACGCTTCTCGGTTCCCTAGCGGGGCTTGGTGTAAAGAGGGGGACTTTATTTTAGTCAGACCTCATTCAGGTACACGAGTCAAAATTCACGGACGGGAGCTTAGGATCATTAACGATGATTCTGTTGAAGGTGTTGTTGAAGATCCAAGGGGAATTAGCCGTGCGTAGCGAAGCTCAAAAAGCGCTAGGGACAAGTTGGCATATAGATCACATTACCCCAATGTCCAAGGGTGGTTTGACTACGTATGACAATCTGCAAGTAGTCCCCGCTTTTTGGAACCGCCAGAAGTCAAACAAACACTCTGAACGTTTTTTTAATATATTTAGAGCATAGGAATACACATGAGCACACAAACTGACACTAAAGACGACGATTTTCAATTTGAGGTTGAAGGTGAAGAGCAGAAACAGTCCGAAGTTGAGACTAAAGCTAAGCCTAGTGTTGATATTGAAATCGAAGATGATACCCCCGAGGCGGATCGTAATCGAACCCCTTTACCTAAGGAACTTGTAGAAAAACTTGAGCTAGACGAGCTTGATCAATATTCAGACGAAGTTAAAACCAAATTAAAGCAGCTTAAAAAGGTTTGGCATGACGAGCGTCGGGAAAAAGAAAATGCTTATCGGCAACAGAACGAAGCTGTATCTTTAGTAAAACGGCTTTCTTCAGAAAACAGTGCCCTTAAAAATACGCTTAATCAAGGTGAACAGACGCTTATCAGTACATATAAGCAGTCCGCCGAGTTTGAGATGGAAATCGCTAAGCGGGCGTATAGAGAAGCTTATGATTCAGGCGACTCTGACAAAGTAATTGAAGCCCAACAAAAAATTGCGGACGCGACATATAAGTTGCAACAGGTTAACAACTATCGACCAAAACCTGCGGCAGTTGACAATAATGTAAATATTGATCAAAATACTACAAACGTCCCTACCCCCGATAAAAAAACCCTGTCATGGCAACGAAATAATCCATGGTGGGGGCAAGATTCAGAAATGACAGCGTCAGCTTTAGGCTTACATCAAAAGCTTCAATTTGAACGCGGAGTGGGGTTTGTAGGGTCAGATGATTATTGGCAAGCGATTGACAACACAATGCGCCGCCGATTCCCAGAATATTTTGGGACACCAGATAGTAACAGTGGGGCACAAAAACCTGCTGAGCGCGAGTCTAGATCAGCTACAGTGGTCGCACCGGCGTCTAGAAGCACATCCTCCAAAAAGATTGTGCTGAAACAGTCTCAGATAGCACTTGCTAAACGACTTGGATTAACCGCCGAGCAGTACGCTCGGGAATATGCAAAAACACTGGGGAATTAAAATGGCCGAAACTAGATTAGCTAGAGAACTTGAAAGTCGCAGCGCTGTAGAGCGTCCTAAGCAATGGCAACCGGCATCAACCCTGCCCGAGCCAGACAAACAGCCGGGGTACTCTTATCGTTGGATTCGTATTTCGACCCGTAACAATCCTGATGCGGGTAATATCTCGTCCAAACTACGAGAAGGTTGGGAACCAGTGAGAGCTGAAGAACAACCAAAGTACAAATATTTAGTCAGTACGAACAGTCAATTCAAAGACGGTATCGAGATTACTGGTTTGTTGTTGTGCAAGATTCCATCTGAGTTTATGAAGCAACGGAAAGCTCACTATTCCGATAGGACGCAAGCTAATATGGAAGCTGTGGACAATACTTTTATGCGCCAAAGCGATGCGCGGATGCCCCTGTTTAAGGAAAAGCAATCCAAAACGTCGTTCGGGCGTGGTTCTTAATTTTAATTGGAGTTAACAAATGGCTTATCCTACTGTTAGCGCTCCCTACGGCTTCAAGCCTATCAACCGTTTAGACGGTATGCCATACGCTGGTGCTACGCGCCAAATCAAGATCGCGTCTGGTTATGCTGCTAATATCTTTAATGGTGATTTGGTTTCTATCGTAACGGGCGGCGTTGTTGAAAAATTCACTGGCACCACAGCGGGCTCGCCCGTAGGTGTTTTCGTTGGTTGCGCTTTTACCAACCCAACCACTAAGCAGCCATTGCCTTCGCAATACTGGCCCACGGGCACAGTGGCGGCTGATGCAGTTGCCTACGTCGTGGACGATCCAAATGCTATGTTTAAAGTAGCTGTTACTGATGGCTCTAGCGACATGTCCACTGCTGCCTTGGCCGCTGTTGGTGCTAACGTGTCTGTTATCCAAGGTGCGGGCGACACGAACACTGGTAACTCTGGCGTTTCTGTTCTTGCTGGATCAGAAGCTACTACCGCAACATTGCCTGTTCGTGTTATTTCCGTGGTTCCTGAAACCGCTACCGGTGCCGACACATTTGTCGAGTTGATCGTTAAGATTAACATTCACCAGTACAACAACACGACTGGCGTCTAAGGAGTAAATAATGGCTATTTCACGCGCACAACTACTGAAAGAGCTCCTCCCCGGGTTGAATGCCTTGTTTGGCATGGAGTATGCAACATACGGTGAAGAGCACAAGGAAATCTTTGAAACGGAAACTTCTGAGCGTTCATTTGAAGAAGAGACCAAACTGTCAGGCTTCTCGGCTGCTCCAGTCAAGAACGAAGGCAGTGCGATCTCTTACGACAATGGACAGGAAGCTTTCACTGCTCGCTATAACCACGAAACCATTGCTTTGGGTTTCAGCTTGACGGAAGAAGCTATCGAGGACAACCTCTATGACTCACTTTCAGCTCGCTACACCAAAGCTTTAGCTCGCGCTATGGCGTTTACCAAGCAGACAAAAGCGGCAGCTATTTTGAACAACGGTTTTGACGCTGCCTTCGCTGGCGGGGATGGCGTATCTTTGTTCTCTACAGCTCACCCTCTTGTGTCTGGTGGCGAAAACAGCAACACTCCTACTACTCCTGCTGATTTGAACGAAGCGTCTTTAGAGGCTGCTACCATTCAGATTAACGCATGGACAGACGAGCGTGGCTTGTTGATCGCTGCTTCACCTCTCAAGTTGGTCGTTCATCCGTCTAACCAATTCGTTGCTACCCGTCTCTTAGAGACAAAGCTTCGTGTCGGTACGGCTGATAATGACGTCAACGCTATTGAGAACAACGGCACCATTGGCCAAGGCTTTACGATCAATCACTTTTTGACTGATCCAGATGCTTGGTTCTTGACTACCGATGTGCCTAACGGCTTGAAGCATTTTGTCCGTACACCGATGTCAACAGGAATGGATGGAGATTTCGATACGGGAAATGTGCGATATAAAGCTCGCGAACGGTATTCGTTTGGATTTTCTGATCCCCTCGGTATGTTCGGTTCTCCCGGTTCAGACTAATTAAATCAAGCACTTAGGTGATTTAGGCCCCGCTTCGGCGGGGTTTTTCTTTATCCTTGCGCCCAACGCCCCCTAGCAGTACAGTAAGGGTAACCACGGAGGCAGTTATGATTTGGATTCCCGTTATTTTTATGTGTATGGCTGGGCAGTGTGGGTTTATGCAGGGTAACTCTACGTATACTGAGCAGGGCTGTTTAGAACAGGTAAAGAAGGCTTATGCGGTGCTGGGCAACAACCCCCAAGTAGAAGTATACGAGGGCACATGCTTGCCGGTTAGCCCTGTTTAAGTTGCTTTTTCTTGCGCTTACGTCTTATAGCTAACCGCTCTTCGTGGTGATGGATGCGATGGCAGTTTGCGCATAACACAACGCACTTTTTAATTTCTTCCATAATCCGCTCGTACGCCTGATTCGCCAAAAGCCGATGCACCTTTATGTTGTCGGGGCCCAGTATGACGTGGTGGAAATCTAGCGCGGCGGGGTGACTATACCCGCAATTGATACACTTCAGAGTTGATTTGAACGCGGTCC